AGCCATTCAGCGAACCTAACTCCTGTTAAGAACTCTTCTTTGACTGCAGTTTGTAATCTTATGATCTTGTTATTTGTGCATAGATAATCTAGTCTTTTTTTGATTAGCGATGCGGATTTAATTTTGTAATTATAAATATGTTTTGAAGATAACACCCAACCTTCCGCAACTCCTTCCCACATTGGTACTATGCCACCTGAAACAATCGGATTTTGATCTAAAAATAAAGTAAATGATAAACCTGGAATAGCCATATCTAGTCTATTATTGGTATAACTAGCGTCTATCTCCATGAGTTTACTATTCATGCCAAACTCAATGATTTGATCTCCATGCTCCACTTCGTATGGAACAATATTAAAATTAGCCATCGTTTGTAACGAGCGTTGGATATATCGCAAGAATACTAGCTGGTAGCGGTTGATCTTGTTTTATAAATATATATCCGTCACTATTATAATCATCATTAAATTCTATCTCTTTATCTCCTTCGATAAGAGTATCTACTGGTGCAGATAAATTACTGGATGTAGTTCTAAAAGGTACCACTTCTAAGTTAGATAAACTTGGTCCAACTTTAACACCAACTGTTTCAAATAATCTTAAAACAACTTTTGAAATTCTTTTTGTTTTACCTTGAGATGTACCTTCAGCAGCTCCACCTTCTATTCTCATAGTTTGTAAAATACTATCATAAGCTAAACCTACACATGCTTTAGTTACTGATCTGTCCAGGCTAATACTTCCTGAACTTACAACTTTATTTGCATGTACAGATCCATCAGCCAATATTGAAACTGTTTGTCCTTCAAGATGTGATAGACCACTTAATGTAGTTGTAGCAGATCCAGAATAATTTAAATGACTGTCTAAAAATTTAAAATCTGTTGCTTCTGTTTCGTCAAAATCAAAATCAGAAAAGCATTCTATATATCTTTTAGTAGCACCATTAATTGTTCTTTTAACAATAACCCAAAGTTCATCTTCATTAAGTACACCTGATATACTAGCAATACTTTCAGTAACTGAATTACCTGATCCAAAAGATCCACCTAAAATATGTCTATGCCAACTAACAACTGCTTCTGATCTTTGATATGTAAGCGCTGCTAACTGTCCATCTTCTCTAACACACCATAGAATATTATCTGGTTCTTGTTGCCATTCCATTTGAACAATACCGCTTTCAGTAACAATATCGTTTAGTATGGTAAGGTCAGGTGCAACGTAACTATCACTATCAAAATTGTAAGCTAGTTCTCTAATTTTTCTTTTTGCTTTTTGTAAAAATAAAACTGCATTACCAGCTGCAACAGCATCTACATTTGCAGATCCGTAAGAACTTTGTTTTTTTATATTTATATTTGTTGGAGTTATACTTGCATCTGTACCATCTGCACTTACTGTAAATTCTCCACCTGATGTACCAACAATTAAAGTTCTTTGTGCTTTTAAATATCTAATTGCATTAACTTGATTTGATGCGATTGTATAAATCATAGCATCATCTGCATTTGTTCCTGTTGTAAAATTTTCGTAATCTCCAGCTTTTGAAAACCAAATAGTTTGCGGATTATTATTAGTTCCAGCAAACGCTAATCGTTGTTCATAAAAACTTACACAACTTGGTCTATTGTTAGATCCAGAAATTGGTAGTGATGGAGAGCCAGTAAATGAAACTGTAGTAAGTGTCCAGGATGTGTGTCCAGTTCTACTTAACTTTCTTACATCATGATTTGGATGACATAAGTACATAACATCAGCAGACTGTGCGAATTTAATATCGAATAATTCAGCTTCTAAATATGGAGAAGATATTTCATAAGCTGCTGCTGGAGATCCAGTTACTATTTGACCTTTGTCTTTGTAAAATCTGATGTATTGGTTTCCAAATTCTAAAATATAAGTTTGAGTAGTTGAGAACTCAAAAGGTATTAATCTTGTTTTTTTAGAACTATCTTTTACCTCTGCAATAAATTGTGTGCCAACTCTTCTAGTAGCAGCTCCTTGAGGATGAACTAAAAAGTTCTCCATTGTTTTAGCTGCAGATTGATATTTATCAAAATCAGTTCTACCAGTAAGCTTGTTACCAAACTCTCCTGAAACAAAAGATGTTAAAGCTAATGTTGTTCTTGGCATATCTTTTTATAAATTTGTTGCTGTGTTAAACCTTGCTCATCCTTTTTACATTTAGACGTAGCATCAATTTCATGTTCATTAATAATTTCTACTAAAGCATAACGATAAACTTTGTTGTCATCTCCCCATTGGAAATGTAGAAGCAATTTAGGTTCAGAATATTTTTCTAGTAGTCTTGGATCAAAAGCTGATTTGACCATTATAATCTAGCGTCTGTAAATTCGTTACTCTCTATTGTTCCTAAACTGTTTTCTGTTGCATCAATAAATCTTGCCTCTCTTAATCTTTCATCAGCTCTTTCCATGTAGTTATTAGCAAGTGTTGCATTATTTGTAATTGCATAAGCTATGTCTGCTGCAAGTTGATGAGAGATACTTTCTTGTAGATAAGTATCATATTCATTTGGATCAGTTATTTTTGCAATATAAATTAAATAAACAGTTCCTTCATTAGTAACAATATTTCTACCTTCTAATTTATAATCTAATTCTGAAACAATACTGTCTGTTGCTCCGTTATGAATTTTTAAAACTCTTAAGCAGTCTGCTGGTAAAGCATAAGCATTAGAATATTCTACAACAGGAGGTGTAGTATTTTGTGCAAGTTGAACTCTTTTATGTAAACAGTTCCAAGCATGAGATCTAAATACTCTATCTCTTACTGGTTCATACCTTTGATTACAAAGTCTCGCATTCTTACTATCATCAGTTAATGCTGAAATAGTTGATGCGCCTAACAAGTTTAAAGCTGAATTACAAATATCTACTACTGATGCCATTATGTTTTCTCCACTATGATTTCTTTACAATGAAATCTTATTGCTAATTTTAATTGGTTTACTTCTTCTGCATCTATTCTTGATAAAGCTTTTCTAGATAAGCTATATCCTTCTAAGATACATTCGTTGTAATTTTTAAATTCTGGTTTTTGTATTTGTCCTAACAAGCACTCTGGTTGTGGTCCGTTGAATGAACACAAATATAAAATAACAATATACTTCACTTTAACATTTCCATCTTCGTCTTGCTTGTCTGATCCTTGAGTTTGGATTATTTCTAGTTTTTGCAGAAGATCTCTTCAGTTGTCCTAAAGATCTTGCGCAGTATGATTTTCTTCGTTTAGCAGCAGCTGATCCTTTTTTAACTTTACCAGTTACTGCGGTTTTTAATTTTGAACCTGGATTAGCTCTTCTATAAGCATTCACTCCAGCTTGTGTCATTCCAGCACCTTTTTTTGTAGGTCTGTAATTTCTCTTATTTCTTGAGATTGCTCTTGGCATTTTACTATTGCCTGGCGGAGTATTTCATCCGCCAAACAAAATTAGTTATTAGTCTACAACGTAGAACATTTGAAGTTGGATAGTACCAGTTCCATTAGCACCAGCTAATGTTACAGTTACTGGAAGTCCATCTTTGTTTGCATCTACGACTGAGTTTTTTCCTAAAGCGATTGTGTCAAGACAAGCAACACTACCAGCTGTAGCAGATGAAGCCGCAGCTTTATACTCATCTACATCAACAGCTTGAGCAGTTCCGTCTGCTTTTGTATGAGCAGCGTAACCTACTGAGATAGTTGTACTTGCACCTAACGCATCATAGCTAACTGTACCAGATAGTAATCTTGCACCATTTGGTATTGTAAACATATTGATAGTGTCTTGTTCTGCAGATGCTTCGTATTCAGCAAATGCAGCTCTTACTCTACCAGATAGTTCGTTAGTTTTGATCTTTTCAGAAGGAACACTAACAGTTTTCGCATATTGTATCGAATTTGCCATAATATATACCTCCTAAAATTACGCTTCGTGCGCTTCGATTGTTACAACTTTTTCTTCTTCCATTCTTGTTGCACCGATAGACTGGCAAACATAAACTTGATGAGCGTAACCTTTGTCAGCTCTCTCATCAATTCTAGTCATTAAGTCTTGACCGATAGCCATCTTACATCCATCCATCGCCCACACTAGGCAAAGTCTTTTAGATGATGAGATGTCAAGTCTGTTAGACACGATAAAGTTGAAGCCTAAGAATGAATTAACTTCTCCATTCGCTAAAGCTTTTACTGAGTTGAAATCACTAGATGTAACTTCAGTTGTACCTAAAAGATCTGTGATCTGTCGAGGTCCAACGGCTATGTATCTAGGAATACTTGGATCTACTGATGCACTATCTAAGATTTCTTTTGCAGTTCTTAGTTTAGCAATAGTTAATCCACCTGTACTAGCTTCAGTTATCTTTTGAGCTGACGGAAGAACAGTAGCTGTTGAGCCAGTTTCTCCTGTGTAAGCTGTTCCAGATAATGCAGCAATGATTTCATCATCTTGCGCTCTACCTAATGCGTAAGCAGCAGCAGTAGCGTAAGCTGAAGTTGGATCAATTAAAGTTCTGATCTTATCTTGATTATCAATTAAATCAGAATATTCATAATCCGAAAGACTTACTCTACGTCTTGCATGTGGTGTCAGTTATGTTCTTTGTAAATTTTTTAATTATTTTACTTCTGCATATTGCTATGCAGCTCGGACTATATCTTCACTAATAAATAGTGTTCGGCACTCTTGGAGATATTATTCTTATCGTCAATCTCTAGTCTCTGAACCTTCTAAATACCTTTTAAATTATTTAGCTAGGCTGCTGATTGTCCTAATAGGAGTTCCCAGCAATCCACCGAATTTTTAATGAACAATTATTTTATCCATCTGTGGTGTGTCAGCATGTCTTGTAGTTCTTTTAACTGCAAGAGCACTTCCGACTTGGTCGAAAAATGCATTTTTGCCAACAACAGTTTCAACATCAACAGCAGATCTCAAAAGTGAGCCTTTTTGTTGTGATAGCATTTGTACATTGTTTGAATACTGCTGTACAAAAGCTGTAGTAATTTGATTTGACATTGTCAAACCTCCTTATGTTGTGGTTGATTTTATCGACTTGGTTGTCTCCGAATTGGAGGTCGCATCTGTGAATTTTAAGACTTCACTTTGTCTTTTTTCTTGGCGGTCTTTTCAGATTGTCGCTTTGAAGTTTGCATAACCCAGTCAAAATAATTTTCAGCTATTGGCAGAGGATCTCTTCGATCATTCTCTGGACCAAATTCAGTTGCTAGTCTTAAACATTCAAGTCTAACTTCTGCGTCTGTTATTATTTCGCCTGGCTCAAATTTTTCATTAGCCATTTAACATCTCTCTCAACTTCAAGACTTCTTGAACTGCTTTGTTATGATTTGGATGTGTCTTAATCCAATAAGCAGAGCCTTCTTG